ATGCTGCTGCAATCCCGCGTCGTCGCCGCCATGCTCACCGAGGCCGGCGCGTCCGCCGAGAGGCGACTCAACGCCGCCCTCCGCGAACTCGCCGCGGACGGCCACCTCTTCCACGCGCTCTACGCCTCGGCCTTCGGCCGCGACGAGCTCGGCGCCGTCGTCTGGACGATCCTCTACCACCCGGCCCCAGTCGGGTTGTGCCCGGTGCCCGGCTGCGGCGCCGACCTGCTCGACGACGGGTCGTGCCCGATGGACGATCCCGCCCTGCCGGAGCTCGCCGCCGCCCACGCCGCCCACCGGGAGACCCAGCGATGACCGGCCGCCCCCTCCGCCCCGGCGATCACGTCGCCATCCTCGACGGCCGCGCCCGCGGCGGCCGGCCGTACGCCGGCTTCGGCACCGTCGTCGGCCACGTCCGCCTCGGCCCCTGCGCCCTGGTCGAGGTCCGCTGGCGGGACGGCCTGGTCGTCCCCTACTACCGCGGGCAGATCGAGCCGCTCGGCCGGAAGGAGGCGGGGCGTGTCGCATGAGGCAACCGCGCCGATCCGGCAGGTCCGCTACCTTCGCCTCGTGCACCCCGGCGTCGTCCTCTTGTTCCGCCTCGGCGACCGCTGGCAGGCGTACGACGACGACGCCACGGCCGCGATGATCGACCTGGGGGAAGCTGGCCGGCCGATGGGCGTCGGCGACGAACGGCGACTGGTCGTCTCCCTGGACGCCGACCAGGCCGAGCGCTGGACCAAGCACCTGATCGCCGCCGGCCGCAGCGTCGCCGTGGCCGAGCAGGTAGGGAATACCCGATGATCGCCGCCCACCGGTGGGAAACGCTCGTCACCCTCGCCGCCCTGCTCTCGCCGCCCTGCTCTCGCTGACCGCCCTCGGCCGCGTCCTCTGGCTGGACCGGCGGGGCGACGACTAGGAGGATCGCCGTGGTCCCCGACGACTTCTTCGCCACCGACGGCCCCGCCACCGCCGCGCTGATGGTCCGCCTCGGCATCCTCCCCGCCGACCAAGCGCCCGAGCCGCGCCGGGTCGTGCTCACGGCCGACGGCTGGCGCCTGCTCGAGCAGGCCCTCGCCGACGAGGCCGACTACCTCCGCCGCATGGCCGCCGCCGCCGAGCGGCTGGCCGACAACGCCGCCGCCGCGGGCAAGGCCGCCGTCGCCGAGCGGTTCCGGGCGTCGGCGGCCGACTTCCGCGGCCGCCACGCCGCCCTCGCCGCCGTCGCCGCGGCGGTGGCCCTCGCCCAGCCGCTGCTCGGGTAGGACAGGAGGCGACGTGCCCCGCCCTCGCCCGCCACCAGGTGGCCCCCGCGGCCAACCGACGCAACGGAACGGGGGCGACGGCTTGGCCGTCGCCCCCGTTCCTTGCCCGCCGGCCCCCGCAGCCGCCTTCCCCCGGCCCGCCCCGAGTCCAGATGGGACGGCCCGGCCTGCCGAGGCGGCGCGGTCCCGGCCGGATCGGCGGGAGGAAGTCCGCCGAGATCGTGGTCAACCGCGACGGCGGCGGGCGGGCGGGCCGGGCACGGACCCCTCGACGCCCCGCAACGCCGGGAGCCGGACGCCCCGCAACGCCCCCCGGCCCGCCCGCCCGCCGCCCCCGCGGCTCAGGCGGCGATGCCCCGCCGCGTCGGCTTGCCGCCGATCCCGATCACCAGCGGCGCGCCGTCCTTGCCCGCGTCGTGGGCGACGGTCGCGATCTCCCGCACCGACTCGGGCGAGTAGACGCTGGCGCGCGTCAGGACGACCTGCGCCACCGTCCCCAGGGCGACGGCCAGCCCCAGGATCGCCGCGTGCAGCGGGTCGCTGATGGCGACGCCGAGCGCGATCGCCAGCACCACCCCCGCCTCGATCACCCCGATCACCGCCCCGATGATCACCGCCGGCTCCTTGTTCACCGGGACCCTCCTAGTTCCGCGGCAGGTGGATCAGCGGCTTGCGCGCCCGCTCCGCATCCTCCGCCGCCCGCTGCGCCGCCGCGCCCTGCGCCCGCCGCGCCATCGCCAGCAGCATCTCGGCCAGCTCCAGCGCCTCCGGCGCCGACATCGGGTGCTCGCCGCCCGTGCGGTCGAGCAGGATCACCAGGGGCAGCCCCGAGCCCGTCAGCCGCCCCTGCACCCCGAACACGCCGAGCGTGTGCCCGTTCGCCGCCTTCAGCGCCGCCATCGCCCCCCCTCTCACCCCGCGGCCCCCGGTCGCCCCGGCTCGTTGGCGGCGATCGCCGCGTCGCCGTCCTCGCGGAAGATCAGCCGGTCGGCGACCTCCAGCTCCATCCGCGTCCGGCGCGGGTGGCCGAGCCCCCACGACTGGAGGTACTCGAGGTAGCCCCGGTTCGGGTCGATCTTGAGGCAGCGCAGCACCGTCTCGAGATCGGGCGCCCACCGGAACGAGCCGATCCGCCACCGCGCCGACGGCCGCTTGCTGACCCGCCCGCCCCGCACCAGCCAGAGGCCCTCGTCCTTGCAGACCCGGCCGCCGGCGTTGACGCTGGTGCCGTCGTAGGCCTCGCCCGGCCACTCGTCCACCTGCCGCGCCCGGCGGTAGAGCGAAAACCCGTCGAACAGCCGGCCCTCGACCAGCGACGCCGCCCGCGACCAGGCGAACCCGACGCAGGCGCCCTCCCGGCCCTGGTCGTAGTGGGCGTGGGCGCCCTCCGGGTCGTCGAGCCCCTCCGGCAGCAGGCAGAGCGCGTGGCCGCCGACGACGCCGCCGGTGAGGTCCGACGTGCGCAGCCAGGCGATCCCGTCGCGGTCGACGGTCGGCTCGTAGGCGCCGGCGTACCACGGCACCCCGATCACGACCGGCGTCGGCGCCTCGGGGATCGCCGGCGCCGCCAGCGCGTAGCGGGTCGCGTAGACCGCCCGCTCCTCCGGCGGCGACGGCGCGCGGCCGAGTCCCTGCCCGATATGCATCACGACCCCTCCCCGGCCACGAAGGCCGCCTTCCCGACGGGCTTGCTGTCGGGTGGCGCCGGCTTGCCCGACAGCCCGGCGTAGGGGTCAGGCTCGATCAGGTGGCCGGGGAAGGGCGGCGGCACGGCCCCCACCATCTCCGGTCGCCCCGTCGGCGCCACGCGCTCGAAGTCGCCCAGCCTCGGCACGCACCGATCCGCCGGGATGCGCGACCCGAACCGCGACACCAGCCACGGCCGCCCGTCGCTCCCCCGCACCACGTAGTGCGCCTCGAATCCTTCCCCCTTCGGCAGCGGCCGCCGCACCGCCGGCGCGGCCGGGTCGGCCGATTGCAGCGCCGGCACCCCGTCCTCGGCGGCGGCGAAGACCCGCCGCAGCGCGACGAACAGCGCCCCGTCCCCCCGCCGCCAGTCGGTCCCGTCCCACCCGCGCGGCACCGGGTGCGCCTCGGCGTAGGCCGGCCCCGGCTCGACCTTGCCCCCGGCGCCGCCGGCGATCCCGTCCACCCGCCCCTCGTACCACGACCAGCGCGGGCCGAGGATCGCCGGGCAGCCCGTCGCCCGGTTGCCGTGCGGGTAGAGCGCCTCCGCGGCCGTCTTGCCGAGCACGTCCACCATCAGCGTCGCCTGCCAGCAGGCCGCGATCCACTCCGCCCGCTCGGCGTTGCGGTCGGCGTTGACGCAGAGCTCGTTGCCGGGGTGGGCCGTGTTGCGCCAGTCGCCGGAGTGGATGCCGGTCTCGTCCAGCGGGATCTTGACGACCACCCGCCGGTCGTCGGTGTAGACGTGGACGGCCACGTACCCGTCCGGGTGCCCCGGCGTCCCCGAGTCCTGCCACCGCGAGTGCATCAGGGCGTCGGCCCCGACCCCCCGGTTGCCCGTCTCGTGCTGGGTCGAGCCCGAGAGCGACGACCGCCCGCCGGGCCGGTTGCGGCCGCGCGGCGTCAAGACCACCTCGAACCCGACGTCGGGCGGCAGGTGGATGCCCCGCGGCGCGCCGGGGCAGTCGTGGCGCACCCAGCCGGCCGGCGGCCAGGCCGGTTCCCCCGGCTCGGGCTCCGGCTCGGGCCGCGGCCCCGGTCGGGCGTCGAACGCCTTGACGGCGTTGATCCGCTCGACCGTCTGCTCGACGTAGGTCTTGAGGTCGGTGTCCGGGTCGCCGGCGTCCCAGCGGTGGCCGTTGGCGCACACCCCGTTGGGGTCGGCGGCCAGGATGCCGGGGCAGCGCGGCCCGCCGACGTAGACCAGGATGTTGTGCCTGAGCGACTTGCTCGGGTCGTAGGGGGGCGCCGCCATCCGGCCGGCGTACTCGGCGAAGGCGTCCGACCAGTGCCGGAAATAGAGCAGGCAGCCGCCCCGCAGCGGCAGGCAGCGGCGGGTGTCCCCCGGTCGCCGCATCAGGCCGAGCGGGTTGTTCGTCTCCCGCGCCGAGCCGTCGGCGCCGAGGCTGCTCTCCTTCTTCGCGAAGGCGAGGGCCATCGCCCCCCACCCCGCCGCCGAGCGGACGATCTCGGCCGCCGCCGGCGCCAGCAGCGACCCGGCGAGGAATCGCCGCGCCGCGTCGACCGACACGTCGCCGATCGCCCGGGTCGGCGTCTCGGCCGTGACCGGCCCGGTGGCCGGGGCCGGGGAGGGATCGGCCGGCTCCGGTCCGGGCCCCGGATCGGGCGCCGGGGGAGGGATGGGCCCCGGCGCCGGGGGGGTTGGCGTCGGCTTGGGGCGGATGCGGCCCATCAGGGATCCATCCGCAGCACGAGCGGCTCGCCCAGCTCGGCCACCGCCGCCTGCTCCGGCGTCAGCCGCACCGCGTCGTCGACCGCCTTGTACGTGTCGCCGCTCTCGACCAGGAGGGCGCAGTCGGCCCCTTTGGTGGTCGTGGTCCCGTCCAGCGTCGCCGTCACCACGGTCCTGATCTCGACCACGTAGCAGACCGCGCCCCAGCGCGGATCGACCTCGACCGTGTGCCCCTGCCACTCGACGCAGACGGACCCCTCGGGGCAGCCGTCCGGCTCCCCTTGGGCGACCGCGGCGAGCGGCGGCAGCAGGCAGAGGGCCAGGAGGCAGGCGAGGGGTCGGCGCATCGGGCGGTCCCTCCGGTCGGGCACGGCGCAGATGTTGCGCCTCGATGGCGCGATTATAGCACCGTCGGCGCCCGGCCGGCATCCGGCCGAATCCGTCCGCCAGACCCCTTGACACGGATTATTACGTGTAGTATCATGGGGGCGTGGTCGGGGAGGCCCGGCCGGCGCCGAGAGGAGACGAGGATGGACGCCGAGACCCGCCAGCGGATCGCCGAGATCGACGCCGAGTGCCGCGAGCTCTACCGCCGGGGCGGCAAGTACCTGACCGCCTACGGCAAGCCGACGACCGGCTACGCGATCCCCGGCCCCAACCACTACGGCCCCGGCCCCCGCACCGTCAAGACCAACGCCGAGGGGTGGGCCTACATCAAGGGCCGCTACGCCGAACTCAAGCGCGAGCGCGAGCGCCTGGTCGCCGCCGCCGCCCGCTAGCCGAGCCGGGGGCGACCGGTGATCGGTCGCCCCGCCATCCCGACCGAGAGAGGAGCCCGACGTGAGCGAGCAGACGACCGCCGAGCGCATCCTGCCCGACCTGCTGGCCGCCAGCGACGACCCCATCACGGACGGCCCGCCGGGCATGAGCTACGGCTCGCCCCGCCGCGAGCGCCAGCAGCGGATCATCGACGCCGCCGGCGGGGAGCACAAGAGCCACCGCGGCTACGTCTTCCCCGACGGGAGCGCTATCACCTGGGAGCCCGACCCGGAGCTCCCCGGTCGCTCCGCCCCGGTCGCCAAGGACGCGGCCTGGGTCGCCGGGCGGGAGTCCGGCGTCCGCCCCAACGGCATCGGCCTCACCCGCTACCAGTACCGGGACGACCTCAGCCAAACCCGGCCCGGCGAGCCGCTCTGGTTCGCCGACAAGCTCGACGCCGAGGGGATCGCCTACGAGCGGACGCCGCTCCCGCGGATCGTCGGCATGGCCGGCAGCGCCTACCTGCTGACCTACGACTCGCCGCGCGGCATGCCGGTGACCGTCCTGGTGATCCCGCACCAGGGCATCGACAGCTTCGCCGAGGAGTACTACACGTTCGAGGGGATGGGGTGCGACCAGGCCGCCGCCCGCGACTGGCTCGCCGTCTACGACCAGCTCGACGACCTCCGCCTCCGCTAGCCCCCCCGACCCACCCGAGAGGAGCCAACGCCATGACGACCATCGACCGCCGCCGCCGCGACGTGCTCTCCGCCGTCGCCGGCCACGTCGCCGAAGCGTTCGATCGCGGCTGGACCGACGCCCCCACCCTGGAAGCCGCCGTCGCGGAGGCCCGCGGCCGCGGCTTCGCCGAGGTGGACGTGGTCCACGGCCACGAGGGCGAGGGCTGGTGGACCCGCTACGAGTCGGTCGACGTCGAGACCGACGAGGAGGCCGCCTACGTCCTGGCCGAGGCGCGGCGGGTGCTGGACGAGCTGCGCCCCTGGAAGCGGGCGATCGCCGCCCTCCTCGCCGCCACCGGCTGGACGCAGCAGCAGGCGGCCGAGGCCATCGGCTGCACCCAGGGCGCCGTCAACCACTGGCTGACCGGGCGCAGCGAGCCGATCGGCCTCTACGCCCGCGAGGCCCGCCGCGTCCTCGCCGCCCACGGCGTCCCCCAGCCCTGAACCGCCCCGCCGGCGGCGCTCACGCCGGCCCCCGCGGCGGGCTCGGCACCGGCACCGGCGCCGGCGTCGGCCGCCACCGCGCCCACTCCGCCGCCACCGCCGTGCGCGCCGCCTCCGCCGCCTCCCGCCGGGCCACCAGCCGCGCCTCGGCCTCCAACCCGACCCGCGCCGTCGCCACCGCGTCCGCCGTCGGCGCCGGCCAGGCGACCAGGGTCGGCAGCGTGGCCGGCGTCGGCGCGGCGGTCGGCGCCGCCACCACGACCGTGGTCCGGGGCGGCGAGGAGCCGGGCAGGGAGAGCGCCACGAGGAGCGCGACCGTCGCCCCCAACCCCGCCCCCGCCAGCCCCGCCGTCGCCCACGCCGGCCGCGCCGCCCGGCCCCGCTCCCTCGCCGCCAGCGCGGCGGGCAACGACCCCTCGCTCGGCACCATCGCCCTCCCCCGCCCCTAGCCCGGACTCGTGCCCGGCCCCTTGCCGCTCGCCGGCCGCGGCCGGCCCCGCTCGGCGCCGCCCTCCTCGCTCTCCATGTACTCCCCTCGGATCTCCGCCGCCTCGGCGGGGAACCGGGACCACAGCAGCTTCGCGAACCGCTCGTTGCGCATCTGCTCGGCCGCCAGGAGTTCCTTCCACGCCCCCACCTCCCGCTCGTAGTGCGCCCGCAGCGCCGCCTCCCGCCGCTCGGCGGCAGCGTTGAGCCCGGCGATCTGCGCCTTGAGGTCGTCCAGCCGGGCCTGCTGCGCCGCCCGCTGCCGCGCCGCCTCCGCCTCCTCCCGCTCCCGCTCCTGCCGGCGCTCCTCTTTCTCCGACTGGACCCGCCCCTCGATGTGGCGGGCCAGCCAGCGGATGCCGACCCAGCCGGCGCCGCCGGTGCCGAACAGGATCACGACGGCGGCGATCAGGTTGTCGACCAGGTAGGAGGGGTCGCGCCCCGGCGCCGTTGCCTGCGACGCCACGAGGTAGGCCGCCGCCGGCACCGCCCCCGCCGCCGCCGCCGCCTTGCCCATCCCCCAGGCGACCCCCGCCCCGACCATCTCCACGACCACCCCCGTTGTCGGCGCCCGGCGCCGGGCCTTGCTACAATCGCCGCGGACGGAGGGGGCGATGGCGCTCTGCGAGTGCGGCTGCGGCCAGCCGACCAAGATCGCGATCCGCAGCAACGCGGCCAAGGGCCACGTCAAGGGCCGCCCCCTGCGCTTCGTCTACGGCCACAAGCCCTCCCCGCTGCCCCACGCCGAACCCAACCCCTCCGGCCGCTGCCTGTGCGGCTGCGGCGAGCCGGTGCCGCCGGCGGCCGGCACGCACTACCGGCGCGGGCAGGTCGCCGGCCGGCCGGGCAACTACCTGCCCGGCCACCACCGCCGCAAGGCCGTCCCCCGCGCCGCCCGCGAGGACCGCGGCTACGCCGGCGGCCCCTGCCTGATCTGGCGCGGCGCCACCGACCGCTACGGCTTCGGCAAGACCACCCACGAGGGCCGGGTGGTCGCCGCCCACCGCGCCGCCTGGATCGAGCGCCACGGCCCGCTGCCGCCCGGCCGCCGCCTCCGCCACCGCTGCGGCCAGAGGCTCTGCACCGACCCCGACCACCTGGAGCTCGCCGGCCACGGCTAGCCGCCCCGGACCACGGCCGGGATGCGGACGTCCCGCGCCGCCAGCGGGTAGCCGAGCCGCACCGCCTCCGCCAGCACCGCCGCCGCGAACGCCGCCCGCATCTGGGGGTCGCCGTCGTCGGCCCCGATCCGGAACGAGACCGGGCTGAGGTCGGCCCCGCCCGCCACGTCCGGCCCGTAGAACAGGCAGGCGAAGGTCAGCCGCACCCCGTCCCCGTCCGCCGCCTGCTCCATCACCGACAGCGCCAGCGCCCGCGCCACCGCCTACCCCTCCCGCCGCCGCCGGCACCGCCCGGCCTCGCAGCGGACCACGGTCGCCCGCTGCTCGCCGCCCCGGCCGTAGTCGCAGGTCGGGAACCCCTCGGCGTCCCGCCCGAACCGCTCCCCCCGCGGGCAGCGCGCGTAGGCGTCGCCCCGGAAGCAGAACGTCCCCGGCGGCGCGCACCGCCCGCCGCAGCACCGCCCGTCCGCGCACCCGCCGTCGCCGCGGCACTTCTGGCCGCAGACCCGCCGCGCCGCGCCCCGCGCCGGGCGCGGCGCCAGGAGGGCGCCCACCGCCGCCGCGAACGCTGCCCGCCTCGTCGTGCCCATCGCCGCATCCCTCCCCGCCGGCCCTACCGGAATTGCAGGTAGATGTTGCCGAACTGCGGGTCGGCCGCGCCGTTCCCGCCGTAGCCGTGGATCCGCAGCAGTTTCTCGTTGCCGAAGTCGTTGATTTCCGACTTGGCCCGCGGGTTGATCGGCGCCCACCCGCTCGCCCCGAAGCCCGCCCCCCCGATGGACACGCCGGGGTTGCCGCTGGCCGGGTCGATCAGGTCGGCGAGGGCGTCGATCCCGAAGTCGTAGAAGACCGGCTTGAGGTACGCGAAATCGGCCCCGGCGACGATCGCGGTGGCGATGATCTGGACCTCGCTCGCGAACCGCAGGTCGAGACCCACCCGGTGGTGGGCGAGGCCGAACAGCTCCGTCGCCGCCGCCGGCATGTTGGTCCAGACGTTGGTCGCCGCCGACCCCGTGCCGGGCGGGAAGGTGAGGACCGTCAGCGTGACCGGGATCGCCGCGTTCTGGACCGGCACCCAAGCGACCGACCCGGCCGGCCCCGCCGCCCCCACCAGCACCTTGTCCGTCTCGCCCTCGCCCCCCGCCACCCGCACGATCTCGCCGACCCGCCCCTCCTCCGGCGCCGGCGCCTCGTTCAGCGGCAGCAGGAAGCCCGCCCCCTCGCCGTCGCCGTCCTCCCCGCCCCCGCCCGAAAGGTCCGCCCGCCGCGCCCGCAACCGCTCCAGCCGCCGCCGGTGGAACCCCCGCACCGCCTGCCCCGGATCGCCCAGCCCCACGCCCCTGGCCATCCCGCCCCCTCCCTACGGCCCCGTCCGCCGGCACTGGACGGCGAGCGTCCCGTGCTCGGCCGTGACCGTCGCCGTGCCGCCGGCGGCGTCGTTGCGCCGGTACTCGACCCGGAACTCGGTCGGCGTGCTGCCGTCCGAGACGAAACTCCCCTCGCCCACGCACCCGGCCGGATTCCGGCTGTTCTGGGCCATCACGCCGTGGTTGAGCGCGGCGGCCGCGAACGGGGCCGCGACCCGCACCGACGGCGCCCCGTTGGCGGCCGTGACCAGGACCAGCCCGGCGAACGTGGCCGCCGCCTCCCACGTCCCCGCCGGCAGCACCCTGGTCGTCGTCAGCCAGGTGGACCAGACCGTGCCGCTCGAGCTGCTCGCCGCCGTCCCCGCCGCCTGCTGGTGGGCGAAGTTGCGCGCCATCGCCTCGACCGTGATCGCGTCGCCGGGGTCGTCGACGGCGATCCGCACCCCCGGCCCCGCCGCCAGCGCCGCCCCGATCGTGTCGCGGATCGTCTCGGCGTCGCCGGGCGCCACCGCCACCCAGGCCAGGTTCGCGCCGTCCCGCCGCCACAGCCGGTGCGGCGCCACGGTCGTGTCGAGCCAGTACATCCCGGCCCCGACGGCGCCGGGGTCGGCCCCCTCGAAGTGGAACGGCCGGTGCAGCTCGGCCCCGATCATCAGCGCGTGCGCCTGCGCCTGCGCCACCATCGCCCTACTCCCCCCGCTCGGCCGCGACCGGCTGCCCGAACGAATCGACGACCGGTCGCCCGTCCAGCGTCACCACTTGCACCCGCTGCGGCACCGGCTCCCGCGTCGCCTCCCCCGCCACCATCAGCAGCCCCCGGTCGGCGTCGAGCGCCCGGCTCAGCACCCGCAGCGTCCCCGCCCACCCCTCCCGCCCCAGCTCCAGCCGCACGCTGTCCCCCTCCCGCCAGCCGACCCAGTTCGCCCCCACCGCCGCCAGCGTCAGCTCCGCCGTCGCCGGCGGGTCGGCCGCCTCCGCCAGGTCGCGCCGCAGCAGCTCCCCCAGCGCCGCCGGCGACACCACGCCGGCGTACTCCCGCGCCTCCGCCAGCGGCCCCCACCGCCCGATCGAGGCGGCCTCCCGCTGCTCGACCTGCTGCGGGAAGACGTAGACCTTGAACCGCCGCGGCCGCCCCCGCGCGCTCACCCGCCGCCGGACCGAGACCGAGCCGGCCGCCGACAGCACGTTGCTCGCCAGCCACAGGTCGTCGGTCAGCCGGTAGGCCGCCACGTCGGCCCCGTCCCCCTGGTCGCCGAGCCGCACGCTCCCGGTCAGGTCGCGCCCCACCCGCCGCCCGAAATCGACCGTCCGGTCGGGGTTGGCGCGGACCTCGTTGCCCGCCTCGGTCGTCAGCATCGGCAGCGCCGCGTCGTAGCAGTCCTCCGCCCCCCACTCCACCGTCAGCGGCGGCCCCGCCTCCTCGATCACCCCCTCCCGCAGCCAGGTCGGCCCCGGCGCCGCCGCCTGCGCCAGCAGCCGCCGCAGCAGGCTCCCCGCCGTCCCGGTGGCCTGCGCCGGATCCCCCGCCACCGGCCCCGCCAGCCGCTTGCGCAGCGCCGCCAGCCACCCCTCCGCCGTCACCTCCCAAAACCCGTCCTCCACCCTGGTGACGGCGGTGACAAAGCCGCCCCACGGCCCGGCCAGCGGGTGGGCGTAGTCGAGCCAGCGGGCGCGGAGGTCGGCCGGCAGCCCGAGCGCCCGCGCCTCGCCGGCGTGCAGCCGCCCGGTCAGCAGTCCCGCCTCGTTGACGACCCACGAGCACTGCAACTGGGACAGCGCGACCTTGCGCGGGTTGCCGCCGCCCCGCTCGCTGATCACGACGTCCGACGTGGCCGTGGTGATGCTCACCGCCGCTCCTCGCCGCCTAGGGGTAGCTCGGCCGCCATCGCGCCTGCGCCTCCACCGTCCCCGCCGCCGCCTCCGCGATCCCCACCTCCGGCCCGCCGGGCCACACGTTGTCGAGGTAGACGTTGGCGGCCGACCCGATCGTGGCGACCGCCCAGACCAGGGCGCCGACGCGGTAGTGGGTCGCCCCGGCCGGCGACCTCGCCGCCAGCGGCCGCCGAACGGGCGCGCCGGCGACCGTCGTGTACGCGTCGCCCGTGCTCCGGGAAACGAGGGCGCCGGCCGCGTCGTACCACCAGATCGCCGGCCGGGCGTAGACGCCGGCGTTGCTCGTCTCGGCGTCCAGGGCGAGGGCAACCTGCTTGCGGCCGTTGAGCGGCAGCAACGCGTCCGCCCGCACCTCCCGGCCGAGGTTTGGCCCCGTCGTCGTGATGCTGCCGATCCGGAGCCGCCCGGCCGACACCAACAGCGTCGCGTTGCTGACGAAACCGGCGTCGGTCGCCCCGTACCCCCACCCCGCCGCCGTGGCGAAGGCCGAGCCGTTGGGGAGCGGGTTCGGCCGCGGCGCCAGCTCCGGCCAGGCGTCGGCCGCCACCTCCACGACCGATCCGTCGTCGCGGGTGATCCGCTGCACCGCCTGCACCGCCGCCGGCGGCACCGCGCCGGCGATCGCCTCCCCGTCCGCCGCCAGCAGCCACGCCCCCCGCGCCGCCGCGTCGAGCAGCACCCCCCGCCCCAGCGGCAGCGCCAGCCGCCGCGAGCGGTCGCCGCCGACCCGCAGCAGCCGCGCGTCCCGCTCCCGCCCGTCCGCCCAGACGGTCACCTCCGTCGCCAGCTCGTTGACCGCCTCCTCGGGCTGGACCACCGAGAAGACGAGCTTGCTGGCGTCCACGGCGACGGTCGTGTCGGTCTCCCACCGCGCCCGGCAGACGCGGCCGGCGTAGGCGTTGCGCGGCACCTCGACGGCGTTGGCCGGCCAGACCGCGAGCGCGATCTCCCGCGCCGCCGGCGCCACCGCCACCGCCCCCGCCACCAGCACCGCCTCCGGGTCGCGCACCGCAAAATCCTCCCAGACCAGCCGCCACGCCTCGGCCCCGCCCCGCGCCAGCAGCACGACCCGCCCGACCGGGGCCGAGGTCGGGCCGATGTAGCGCTGGTTGAGCACCCGGTAGCCGGCCGTGATCCCGGTGATCCCGCACGGGTGGCGCAGCACGATCCCGTCCGCCGCCCGGTTGTCGGCCGGCGACAGCCCGCCCGCCCGCGCCCGCACCGCGTCGAGCCGGGCCAGGTACCTGGTTCCGCCGTCCTGGTATTCCGAGAACCGCGCCTGCGCGTAGTCGTCGCGGTTGGCCGGCCGGCCGAGCGTGATCGCCGGCGCCCAGCTCCCCGGCCGCGAAAAATCGGGCGACGGCGGCGCGTCCCCCCGGTCGAGCCCCCACGCCCCCTTGCCGGCGTTGGCCGCCACCGGCGCCGTCCGGTAGACGAGGCTGCCGTTGCTGCTCGCGGCCGGGTCGAAGGCCGGCGCCTCCGGCCCGCTCAGGACCGGTCCCGGACCCGCCTGCGGGTTGCCGTAGACCACCTCCCACTCGATCGCCGCCCCCGGCGCCAACTGGGGCACCAGCACCCAGCACCGGGTGTCGGCGGTGCCCCACCCGGCCAGCGTCCGCGCCACCTCCCGCCCGTCCCGCCAGACCCGCAGGTCGTCGCCGCTGGCCAGCGCCTTGCCCGCCGCCACCAGCGCCGCCGTGTCGCCGAGCGGGATCGCCACCGCCATATTCGCCAGCGGCTCGGCGGCGGCGTTGACCAGCCGCCGCCGCTGCCGCCACCGCACCCCCACCTCGGCCGTGCCCGCCGCCCGCTGCCCGGTCGGCACCAGCCGCAGCCGCAGCGGCACGGCGTCCACCCCGGTCAGCGGGACCAGCATGCTCCGGTCTTCGGCGCGGGCGAAGGTCTTGGCGACCGCGGCGTCGGCCAGCGCCCGCCAGCGGCGGTCGGCGCTCTGGAAGACGGCCGGCAGGATGTTGAGCCCGGCCCCCTCCCCCTCCGCCACCGGCGACGACAGCACCGCCGTGATCGCCACCGGCACCCCGTTGCGCACCCCCCGCAGCTCGCCCGGCGCCGGGTCGTCGAGCCGCAGCCGGGCCGCCAGGTAGTCCATCGCCTCGCCCAGGTGGACCGGCCCGTCGTAGCCGAAGTCGACCGGGATCACCCGCTCCGGCACCGTCGCCGCCCCCAGCGCCGGCGTCCCCCCCGCCCGCGGCACCCAGGTGTGCAGCGCCGACATCGGCCGCGCCCGGTCGGCGACGCCGCACCAGTACCCCTCGGCCTCCCAGTCCCAGTCCTTGAAGCCGGTCAGCGAGAAGCCCACCGCCCGCTACCTCCCGACCAAGGAGCGCTCGATCTCGCGCGCCAGGTCCGGCGTCTGCGCCTGCACGACCAACGTCTGGATGTGGTAGACGGCGGCCGGGCCGCCGCCCGCCGCCGGCGGCGGCGCCGCCCGCCCGCCCCGCCGCGCCGCCTGCTCCATCGCCGCCGACGCCCCGTGCGGGTGGACCATCGCGCCGTAGGGCAGCGTCACGAGCTCCTCGCCCGCCTCGCCGACCCGGACCACCCGCCCGCCCGCCGCCGGCACCCAGCCCGGATCGAGCACCTGCCCGCCCGCGGCGTAGCCGCGCCCGACCCGGCCGCCGTCGCGCTTGCCCTCCTTCTTCGGCTTGTCGTTGTTCTGGTCGCGGTAGTCGACCTCCATGTAGACGGTGCCGAGCGTGTCGCCGTCGAGGTTGTCCACCGCCGTCGTCAGCGGCCCGTCGTCGCCGTCGATCCCGACCTCGGCCTCGGCCGCGTCGAGGCCGTTGACCTTGCTCAGCACGTCGTCCCGGATGCGGTCGAACAGCGACCGGTCGGCCCCGATCTTGACGGTCGGCGCCTCCTCGGCCAGGCCCTCGGCGCTCCCCTGCACCGCCTCGATCTGCTCGGTGCCCGTCTCGGCCGCGTCGGCGATCGCCTCCTCCATCGAGGCCCCGAACTCCTGGATCGCCTGCTCGGCGGTGCCGACCCCCGCCTCGATCCCGCTCCCCAGGTCCTCCCCGGCCGCGACCCCCGCCTCGCCGACCTTGTCGAGATCCCGCTCCATCTTGCGGCCGCCGCGGTCGGTGCTGCGCGCCGCCTGCTCGTTCGCCTTCGCGATCTGCTCGCCCCAGAAGTCGCCGATCTCGCGCGCCCGCCCCTTCAACTCGTCCAGCTTGGCCCGGATCGAGTCGACGCGGAAGCCGGCGATCTCCGCCTCGGCCGCGGTGCCGGCCCGCCCCGCCTCCCGCAGCGCCGCCGCCAGGTCGCCGGTCAGGTCGAGCCGCTTGCGCAGCGCCGCCAGCGCCGCCTCCGCCGCCCGCCGCTCCTCGTCGCCCCCCGCCCCCCGCACGTCCTTCCGGGCGTCGGCGATCTGGCCCCGCAGGTCGTCGGCCCGCGCCCCGACCGACGCCACCCGCCGCTCGTCGACCTTCTCCCCGACCCGGCTCGCCGCCCGCCGCGCCGCCACGTCGTCCCGCATCGCGGCCCGGCTCGGCGCGTCGTCGAAGGCGCGCGAGGTCCGCTCGACCTCCTCGCGGGCGGCGCGCAGCTGCGCCTGCGACCCGCGCAGCCGGGCCAGCGCCCGCGCCACCTCGTCGTCGGCCGCCCGCGTCGCCCGCCTCGCCAGCCAGGCGGCGCCCTCGGCCGTCGCCGCCCCCTCCTCCAAGGCGCCCAGCCAGTACGACTCGGCCCACTCCCGCCCCAGCTTGAGGCTGGTGTCGGGCCGCGCCGCCCGCCGCAGCCCCTCCTCCGCCGCCCGCCCTAGCGCCTCCCCCGCCGCCGCCGCCTCGGCCTCGCCGCCGCGCAAGACCTCGGTGAAGGAGGACCGGATCTCGTCGGCGCTGCCCGCGGCGCCGACCCCCGGCCCCAGCCGGCCGGCGCGCTCCTTGGCCCCGGCGCGGGTGCGGGAGGCGCCGGCGTGGTGGACCATGCTGCCGACCGGCAGCGTCACCAGCTCCTCGCCCACCTCGCCGACCTTGACCACCCGCCCGTCGCGGGCCGCCGGGACGCCGTCCAGCCACCCCACCCGGCCGCCGAGGGCGTACGGGCTCGGCCCGGTGCCGCCCGGCGCGCCGGCGGTGACGGTGTTGATGTAGGTCGTCGCCGTCTGCCCGTCGAGCGCCGCCAGCGCCCCCGAGACGGCGGCGATCACGCCCGAGGCGTTGTCCACCGCCTCGAGCGCCGCGGGGTAGCTCGAGGCGAAGGCGGTCGCCGCCCCCTGCGCCCCGGCGATGGTGCCGGAGGCGCCGTCGCTGGCCGACAGGCTGGCGGTGTAGGTCTGGATGAAGGCGTCGGCCGCGCCCTTGACCGAGGCGATGATCCCGGAGGCGCCGTCGGTCGCGGCCAGGTTGCCGGTGTAGGTCTGGACGAAGGTCTGGGCGACGGCGACCGCCGCCTGCACGACCGGCGAGGCGCCGTCGGTGGCGGTCAGCGACGCCGCCGCGCTGGTGCCGCCGAAGGCGGCGACCCCCGCCGCCGCCTGGCCGATGACCGGCGTCGCCTGGTCCTGCGCCGAGACGGTGACGCTGGCGGCGGCGCCGTCGATCTCCTGCACCGCCGCCCGCGCCTGGCCCAGGTCTTCGACGATGCGGGGCACGCCGGCGGCGCTGACCTCGACCACGTAGCGGCTGCCGGTCAGCCGCGACAGCTCGTCGGCGGTCCGCTGCGCCGCCTCCGCCGCCGTCTCCGCCCCCCGCGCCTCGATCTGGACGATGGCCTGCCGGCCGTCGAGCGTCTGCACCGTGGCGGTCACGGTCGAGAGGTCGTGCCGCGCCCGGCTCGCCCCCTCGGCGGTGACCTGCGTCGTCACGCTCTGCCCGTCGAGGTAGCTGACTTCGGCCCCGACCGCTTCGAGGTCGGCCCGCAGTTGGTCCGCCCCCTCGGCGCGGACCGTCGCCGTCGCCGTCGTGCCGTCCACCTCTGCCGCCGCGCCGCCCACGCTCTCGAAGGTGGAGAGCACCGCCGGCCCGCCCTCGGCCTCGACCGTGACCGCGGCGGAGGCGCCGTCCACCTCGGCCGCGGTCGAGCCGACCAGCTCGATCTCCCGCCGGGCGGTGTCCATCCCGGTCGCGTCGCCCCGGATCGTGACCGTCTGGCCGTCCGCCTCGCCGGCGCCGACCCGCAGGTCGGTGAGCTGGGCCAGCCCCTCCTCGGCCCCCTCCACCTCGGCGTCGATCCCGACCGTCTGGCCGTCGGCGTCCTCGGCGGCGACCTTGAGGTCTTCGAGCCGCTTGCGCTCTTCTTCGGTGTCGGCCGACTGGATCGCGATCTCGATGATCGTGTTGTTGAGCCGGTTGACCGCCTCCTCGATCCCCTGCATCGACTGCTGCGTGCTCTCGCCGTCGGGGAAGTTGACCCGGATCTCCCCCTCGGCCCCCTCCTCGATCACGCCGTACTCGGTCAGGAGGTCTTTGAGCACCGGGTCGGCCTGGGCCGAGTTGACGATGATGTCGGTCGCGACCTGTTGGTCGATCTCGCCCAGCGCCGCCCCGTAGCGGGCCGACTCGACCGCCGCCAGCTTGGCCTGCACCGCCGAGTCCTGGAGCGCCAGCGCCCGCCGCTGCTCGACCGCCGGCAACTGGGCGAGGACCTCGAGCTGGTCGGCGTAGGCGTCGGCCGACTCCTGGACGTAGGGCGCCTGCTGGAGCATGATCCGGGTCAGCGCGTCCTGCGCCCGCCAGTTCGTCTCGGCGCTGGCGGTCGAGAGCCCGACCTGCTCGTTGTACTGGTCCCACGAGATCGTGCCGGCGTTGAGCGCGTCGGTCGCCCGCCCGGTCCCGTCCGCCACGTTGAAGAGGCTCTGCTGGTACTGGTCGAGCGTCTCGGCCCGCCCCCCCAGCGCCTCGGTCGTGCCGATGATCGTGGTGATGACGCTATCGGCCGCCTGCGCCGTGTCGTTCAGGGCGTCGGCCACCTGCGTGAAGGTCTGGACGCTCTCGCCGGCCTGCTGCCGGAGTTGCTGGAAGGCGCCGTTCCAGCCCGAGGTCGCGTCGTGGAGGCGGGAGATCGGCTCGACCGACCCCTCCATCGCCGCCAGCACGTCGAGCATGTCGTTGCCGGGCGGCACCATCGCCGCGAAGGCGCCCTCCGCCCCGGCCAGACCGGGCACCAGGGTGCCGGACAGCGAATCGGCCATCTGGGCGGCGCGCTGGTCGAAGTCCTCCATGACGGCGTTCGCCGCCTCGGTCGCCTCGGCGTATCGCTCGGTCGCGGTGCCGGCGTCGCTGGTCGCCATCGCCTCGTCGAAGGCGGCGAGGGCGGCGTCGCGGCGGAGCTGCGAGAACCGGTCCGTGACCGGCAGCGTCGCCTCGTACTCGGCCCGCTGCTGGGCGACCGCCTGCGCCGTCAGCCGCGCCGCCTGGCCGCTGACCCCGAGCGCGGTCTGGGCGGCGAGCTGGTCGGCGGTGAAGCGCTGGACCGCCTGCCCCATCTGCGCCCACTGCGGGCCGAGGGTCGCCATGTTGTCGTTGAGGTGGACGATCCCCCGGTCGAGCTGCTCGGCCGAGATGCGGCCGGAGAGGAACCCCTCGACCAGGCCGTGGGCGGCCTGCCGCACCCGGTCGGCCCCGGCGCCGTTGAACTCGTACGCCTCGGCCAGGGTGTGCATGACGTCCTGGAAGACGCCGCCTTCGAGGCTGCCGTTGCGGTGGGCGGCGTTGAGATCCTCGACGATCCCGGCGTAGCGGTCGAGGTCGTCGCCGGCGGCGAGCGCCCCCTCCACCGTGTCGCGGTTGACCGAGGCGGCCTCGGCCAGGGTCAGCGCGTACTCCTGCCAGACCCCCCGCGCGGCGTCGGTCGCCGCCACCTCGTTGCCGGTCGCCCGCGCCCCCGCCTCGCGGGTGGCGATCAGGGCCTCGTAGGCGGCGTCCAGCTCGTTGACGCTGTCGCCCCACCGCTCGGAGGTGCCGACCGCGGTCTCCAGGTCGAGCAGCGACCCGCGCAGCGACGCCTGCTGCTGGGCGTCGCCGACCTCGTTCAGCGCCTCGGAGCGATCGCGGTACTGGCGGGTCGCCTCCTCGACCGCGGCGTTGTTGCGCTGGAACTGGCCGATGCCGTAGGCGACCGCGCCGGCGACGGTCCCCAGCACCAGGCCGACCGGCCCCGCCGCCGCCGACAGCGCGAGCAGCCCGCGCGCCCCGGCCAGCGCCGCCGGCGCGATCCGCCCCAGCCCGCCCGACACGACCGGCAGGTAGAGCGCGATCGGCGCCAGTCCGGCCGCCGCCTCCGCGGCCGGCCCGATGAACGACCCGAGGGCTTGCCCCCCGTCTTGGACCGTGTTGACGAACCGCGCGAACCCGCCCGCCGCCGTCTCGCCGAAGGCCGCGGCCTCGCCGAGGGCGTAATTGGTATCCTCAAGAAAAAGGGAAAACCTAAACGATGCCTTTTCTGCTTCCGTCAAAGCGCCAGGAACGTTCCAATTTGTGATCCCTGCGTCCAGAGCACGTGCGGCAACCGCAGCATCGGAAAGATTCAAACCCAAACGTTCAGCCGCCTCGCCTTCCCCCCTGATCGCGCCGCTCGTCCGCTGGACGGCGTCGACGAGGTCCGTTCCGTAGACCTGGGCGAGGTCGGCGCTGCGCTCGATCAGCGTTTCGAGCTGGCTCGTGGTCAGTTCGTAGTTGGAGACCAACGACTGAGCGATGAGGGCCGACTCGCGGGCCGCGTCGTCGGAGAACCGCGTCGCGTCCTGCACGGCGTCCGCGAACTCGTCCAGCCCGTCGGCCGCTTCGCCGTAGGCCGCCCGCAGGCCCGTGATCTGGCGCCGCTGCTCCTGCGCCGAGCGGCCGACGAGGGAGAGGCCGGCGACGACCACGCCCATCGCCGCCCCGACTTCGACCCCCGACGCCCGCAGCCCGGTGAAGCCGCGCTCGGCCTGCTGCGCCGACTGCCCCACGTTGCGCAGCTCGGCGTTCGCCTTCTGGGCGTCCGCCCCGAGGTAGCTGAGGCGGGTTTGGCCGATCCGCTGGAGCGACGACCCGGCCCGCTGGGCCTCGGCGCCCACGCCGCGGAGCGCCGCCTGCGCCCGCGTGGCGTCGGCCGACAGCGCGGAGAGGCCGGAGCCGCCCGACGACGCCGCGACCGAGCGGAGGGTGGACGCGAGGGAGCGGGCGTCGGCCGCCAGGGCGCGGAACGCGCCCGAAGCGTTGTTGCGGGCCGAGATCGTGATCAAGAATTCTTGCGACATGCCCGCCCCGCGCCGGAGCCGCGCCGGTGGGGGCCGGCGGAGGGACGCGGGATGCGCTGGCGCTAGTTTAGCACCTCTAGGGCGCGGGTTTTCGGTGGCGCGCCCGCCGGCCCTCGGCTACGATCCGATCGACGGGAGGAGTGGCGCCGGTGGTGCTTCGGTTGCTCGGGCTGGTCGCCGTCGTCGCCGTGGCGACCGGTTGCTCCGGGACAGAGCGCAACACGATCAGCGGGTCGCTCGTGCTGCACAGCGACAACCTCACCGTGCAGCGTTCGACCACTTCCGCCCGAGGGCCGGCGGCCTGCGGCGGGCAGCGGGGCTACGGGGATATCGGGCCGGGGTCGCGGGTGACGGTGAGGGACGGCGAGGGCGAGGTGCTCGCCAGCACCGCCCTCGGCGCCGGCACCGTGGTCGGCCCCGGCTACCAGACGTGCCGGTTCGAGTTCTCCCTGGCGGACGTGCCGGGCGCCGACTTCTACCAGATCACGGTCGGCGCCCGCGACCCGATGACCTACTCGGCCGACGACCTCAGGTCGAGGGGGTGGCGGGTCGATCTGACGCTGGGCGATTCCGCCAACTGATCGGCCGCCATCGCGCTGAAGAGCGCGCGCCATTGGTCCCGATCGCCGTGGTTGGTCTTGCCGTGGCAGGGGTGACAAAGCGCGATTAGGTTATCGGTCGAGGCGTTCCGCTTGTCGTAGTCGATGTGGTGAACGGCGAGGGCGCGCCCGCGGGCCGGCTCGCCGCAGAGGCTGCATCGGTTGCCGCTCCGCTGCCTCACCCGCCGGCGGAGCGGCTCGGTGAAGTCGGGCGAGTACGGCCCCCTCGGCTCTGAGCCTCCCCTCTTGGTCGACGATATCCGAAGACCGGCGAGCCTCGATCGGCATTCGGCGGAACACGAACGGCGTCGTCGCCAGTCGTCGGCCGCCTCGCCTTCGCGGCGCGAGAACGGCGCGCCGCAGGACTCGCACGGCCGAAGCTCTGCCGCCAGCCGTCGAGACTTGCCGCTGAGCGCGACGCGGCAGCCGTGGGAGCATGTCAGGCGCCGGCGGAATGCGTTGGCGTCCTCGTCTTCGCGCCTTGAGAAGGCGACGCCACAGATGGCGCACCAGCGCTCTGGCTCGTTGCGGTAGCGATTCTTGGCCCCAAGCGCGATGCGACAGGCCAGGCCGCACGTCTGGCGAGCGACGAACTGGCAGTAGTGCTCTCCATCCCGCTGCCCGAACATTTCGCCACAAACAGCGCAGCGCTTCTGCCGGCTCGTGATCTTGCGTCGCTTCTCGGCGGCGAGGGCGTATTGGCAGGCGGGGCCGCATGTGATCCGCTTGCTGTACCACGCGGCCCGTTCGTTGGGGCGGGGCGCGAAGCCCCGCCCGCACTGCTCGCACGCCTTCACCGCGCCGCCCCCAGCAGCGCCGCCAGCACGGCCTCGGCGCCGCCGGCGGCCTGGGCCAGCACCCGGCCGGGCGCGCCGTCCGGGAACAGCTCGCGGACCTCCATCTCCCAGCCGCCGTCCGCGGTGCCGACGAGCCGGATGTCGGCGCGGCCGACGTAGGCGTCGCCGCCGCTGACGGGCTCGATCGACGTCGCGCCCGTGGCCCACAGGGCCGAGACGGCCGGCGCTGGTGGGAATGGCATCGCCTGCATGTCGTGGCTCCTTCCGTTCGCTCGATCCGACTGCGCGAGGTCGTTCCGCAACCTCTTATGCAACATTATACCGCGCATTGCGGCGTTGTCAATGCATATTGGCGCATTGCGGCGCATCTGGTATCATGCGGTTGTATTGGTGGCCGCGCAGAGGGAGGCCGCGTCATGCAGGAACGATGGTTGAAGGTGGAGGAGGTCGCGGAGCGGCTCGGCGTCCACGCGGAGAGCGTCCGCCGTTGGCTGCGCGATGGCCGCATGCGGGGGCACATCATCAGCCGCCGCGGCGGCTGGCGCGTCCGCGAATCGGAGATCGAACGGTTCTTGGTCGAGGGCGGGCCGGAGGGGAAACTAGCGGCCTGAACGAGCCAGGCCGCTAGCCGGAACGCCCCGCGCCGGTCGGATCAAGGACGGCGCAGGCGGTGCCATTCTATCACCGGTGTCCGCGCCGCCGCTCGCCCTCGCGCCGCGCCCGGCCCCGCCGCGCCCCCGTCTCCTCCTCGAACCAGCGGCGGCAGTCGAGGATCTGGAGGTAGTCGTCCTCGGCCATCGCGTCGTACTCCCACGGCCGCAGGTGGTCGAGGCTGACGCGCAGCGCCCGCACCAGCTCCGGCGGCGCCGCCGGCCGCGGCCGCTTGCCCCGCAGCTCCGGCCGCTCCTGCGCCGCCTCCCACCTCACGAGGTCGGCGGCGTACCCCCGGACTCTCCGCTCCAGGTCTTCGCGAATCCGTTTCCCAGGTAGAGCCCGTTGCGGATGCGGCGCACGATCCACCCGAGCTCGGCCTGCGTGATCGCCCGCAGCACGTCGGCGCCCGCCTCCTTCGGCGGCGCCACCGGCACCGGCTCGCCCCCGTCGGCGTCGGGCACGGTCACGTTCCAGTCCTCGATATAGGGCGATACCAGTTGCAGCATGAGGTCGCTCGGGTCGGGCTTGCCTTCCCGCTCTTCGGCCGAGAGGTTCGGCCACGCCTCCAACTCGTCGGCGATCTTGTCGTACTGCTCGCGGAACTGCTTGAGCTCGGCGATCGGGATGCCGGCCGGGACCAGGATCGCCAGGCCCGCCGTCGCCGGCTCCTCCGAGACGACCCAGACCAGCCGCCGCGCCGAGTACGAGGGCGGCCGGACCACCGGCCGCGGGAACCCTTCCGCCACGGGACACCCCTTCTTGGGCTGCGATGGGCGGGGCGCCCGCCCCGCCCGCCTCGTGTTCGCCATCGCCCTACGGCACCGCCGCCAGGGCGTTGACCAGCTCGATGTCGAAGGTCGTGCCGGCCCCGACGTCGTGGTAGCCGGCGAGGTTCATCGTCATCGTCTTGCTCTGCGCCCGCTCGCCCTGGCTCCAGCTCGACCAGTAGCCGTAGACGTCGAGCCGCAGCCGCTTGCGGACCGCGCCGTGGATGACCGACCCCTCGCTCTCCAGCCGGACGATCCGCTCGACCGGCGTCTCGCTCCGGTACTTCGCGAACTCCAGGTCGTCCTCGAACTCGAGCGTGAGCTGGAGATCGACGGTCCGCTCGCCGCGGCCGAACTTGCCCGGCGCCATGCCGCGCTTGTTCTCCGCGTAGCCCTTGTACTCGATGTTGTTGGTGAGGGAGAACGACCAGGAGATGAGGGCGCCGAGGAGCTGGGTCGTGCCGATGGCGCCGCCGCCGTCGTCGATGTAGACCTTGGTCCCCTTGGCGTCGATCAGCTCGGTGGCGCGGTCGGGGATCGCCGGCGTGAAGACCGTCGGCTCCAGCGTCAGGCCCGGCCCCTCGGCCTCGACCATCCACTGCGGCTCGTCGTTGGAGTCGGAGTCGCCGCGCAGGGTCAGCGTGTTGAGCATCACCTGCGGGATCTCGTAGGCGTTGCCGGGGTGGTTGGCCTCGAACGTTGCGCTCTTGAGGTCGTGGACCGTCTGGCTCGGCGTCAGGTCCACGGTGTAGGCGTTGGGCGTGCCGGCGTCGGCGGTGCGGGTCGGGTTGCCCTTGACCCCCAGCATCAGCCACCACTCGAGATCCTCGAAGGACGCCGAGTCGGTGAAGCTCATCGCCACGCTCTCGCGGGCGTAGGTGATCCGGCGGCGGGCGTCGAAGGTGCCGGACTTGTCGCGGACGCTCGCCGGCGGCCGGTCGTAGGAGGCCGAGCCGTCGGCGTACACCTTGCGGGTGGCCGGCACCGGCACCCCCGGCGACGCCTCGAACCCAGCCTGCATGCGGTCGAAGATCAACCAGTTCTCGTTCGCCATCTCCCGTTCCCCCGCCCCTGAGGGCTCGCTCGCTCTGGTCGCCGATCCGCCGCCTGCGGGGGAGGCGGCGCTACGCGGCGGGCTGCCCGTCGTGCGGCTGGCCGTCGTGCCCCGGCGCCGGGTCGGGCTCGGCGGGGGCCGGCTCCGCCTTCGGCGCGGACGGCTTCTTGGCGGCGCGGCGGGCGCGGCTGCGTTCCCGCTCCCGCTCCCTCGCCTTCTTGTCGGTTACCGCCTTGGCCTTGCCGTCGTCGTCGCCCTCGTCCTTGGCGACGTAGAGCGCCTTGCCGCTCGGCCCCGGCGCCGTGATCTCCGCGATCTGCTCGTCCGTCAGGCGGGCGATGTCGCGCCCGTGGAGCGTCCGCGCCGGTACCCCGGCGAAGTACTCCAACGGTCGCCCGTCCGGCCCCTTCTTGCCCTTGAAGTAGAGCGTCCCCGGCCGCTTCACCCCGCACCCCCTACCGTCGCACCGTCGTGCCGTACTGCTCGCTCGCCTGGCACCGCAGCGTCAGGCCGTAGTAGTCCACCCCGCCCAGCCGCACCGTCCCCTCCTCCATGCCGACCACGGCGAAGGCGACCGACCACGGCAGGCCGAGCCCGACCCGCCCCCGCACCAGCGCCATCAGGGGCGGCAGCAGGGCCTCCAGCGCCGCCTGCTCGCCGCCGTAGTCGCCGCGGCGCTCGACGGCGAAGGTGACCGGGATCGCGTGCGTCCACTTCTCCCGGCTGCCCATCAGCGCCGTGCTGCGGGCCTCCCCCACCCAGCCGACCGGCAGCCGGCCGGGCGAGTAGTCCACGAACCGGGGCAGCATCTCCGCCACCGCCGGCCGCAGCAGGTCGGCGATGGCCGACCGGATCGCCCCCAGGTTCGGCCCGTCTCCCGGCGCCGGCATGCCCCCTCCCCCTACCCCAGCGCGGCGGCGATCGCCGCCCGGAACTTCTCGGCGAAGACCTGCGCGATCCGGCCCTTCTGCGCCTCGAACGTCTCGGTCCAGAACGGGTTCGGCGCCACCGGGCCGGAGCGCATCGCGAAGACCTCCCGCCCGCCGACGAAGAAGTGCAGCGCCCGCGCGCTCACCGGCCGCACCTCGCCCCGCCCGCGGTGGACGTAGACGTGATGCTCGGCGGTGCTGACGACCTGCGCCGAGTCGGGCGTGACGGCGCCAAGCCGGATGCCGGCCCGCAGATCGCCCGTCTCGCCGACCGGCGCCGCCGCCTGCTCGGCCGCAACGAGCAGGCGACCCGCCTCGCCCAGCGCCGCCTCCGCCGCCCGGTCGAGCCCGGCCTCGGCGGCGCCGATCCGGCCCGCCCACGCCTCCAGTTCGCCGGTGTCGAAGGTGAGGCCCAGGGCGTCCATCTCAGAACCAGGGCGTCTGCTCGCTCGGCGCCGCGTGCCGGGCGATGATGTCGAGCACGAGGGTGTCCTTGAACGGGTTGCGCAGCGGGATCACCTGCCCCTGCGGCCCGAGCTGCCCCTGCGGGCTGGCGTCCTCGTGCTTCCAGACCTCGGCGATCAGCCGGGTCGCCACGTAGTCGATCTCCGGCGGCACCCCGCCCCCGGCGTTGTCCCCCTCCCATTCCGCCGTCACCAGGTACGGCCCGTGCCAGAGGGAACCGTCGAGCGTGGTCAGGGCCGGGGTGAGGCCCCCGTCGCCGGTCCAGTGCGGCGCCCAGCGGTCGGCCGGCACCGGCTCGCCCTGCCAGGCCGCGCCGTCCCAGGAGCGGACGGCCAGGACCGACGGGACGGAGCGGGCCGGCTCCGGCAGCAGGAGGAGGGGCGAGGAGCCGGGGGCGAGGACCAGCCGCCCGCGGGGGGCGGCGGCGTCGCCGCCGAAGACCCGCCCCGTCTTCTCCTCGATCCAGGCGGACACCGCCGCCCGGATGCGGCCGAGGCGGGCGTCGAGCGCCGGGTCGGCGGCGAAGCTGGCCGACCCCGGCGCCGAGCGCAGCGCCTTCGCATCCTCGACGCTGCCGTAGAGGGCCACGGGCTACCCGTCCCCGTCCTTGGCCTTGCGCGCCTTGGCCGCATCCTCGGCGGCGGCCTCCCGCTCCGGGCTGCGTGCCCGGTTGTCGGGGGCCGCGCCGACCTGGCGCTCGCGGCCCCCGAGCCGCGCCCCGGTCGCCTTCTCGTCGTACTCGTAGCCGTCGTAGGCCGGCAGCAGCTCCGCCCCCTCCGCCAGGTAGATCGCATGCCCCTCCCCGTTGCGGTAGATGCCGCTCTTGCTCGCCGTCTTCGCCACCGCGGGCGCTCCTTTCTGCGGCGGGGTGCCGACCACCCCGTAGCGCGGCTCGTTCGGCGTCGCCGGGTCGCCGCGGACGTCGAACCAGAGGCCGGGCGGCACCCGGTCCGGGTTCTTCGGCGGCTTCGACCCGGCGATCACCATTCCGCTGCTCCTAGGCCAGCGTGACCAGGGCGAAGGCGGCCGGGCGGAAGACCGCCAGCGCCAGCCGCTCCTCGGCCAGGATCACGAGGATGTTGCGGACGAACAGGTCGGCGTGGGAATCGGTCGTGAAGATCTGCGCCTGCATCCGGTCGAACACGCTCGCCGCCGTGCCGTCGCCGACCAGGAGCTGGCCCTCCGCCACCGCCATGCTCTCGACCGCCGGCAGCCCCCAGTAGGTGCGGCGGAAGCCGGCGGCGGGGCCGCCGAACAGGTAGTCGCGGTCGCCGTTGGTCGCGGTGTCGAACTCCTCGAGGTCGGCCGGGTTGGCGACGACGAAGGTCGGCAGCGCCTCGCCGACGTAGCGGATCAGGCGCATCGCCCGCCGCAGCCGGTTGAAGTTCTCGTTCGCGGTCCCCGCGTCGCGGACCGGGTTGGCCGTGAAGTAGGCGCCGTCGAGCTCCTGCACGCCGCTCGTGCTGAGCAGGCCGCGCATGTTCGGCCCAACCCCGTCGCCGGCCAGGATCTGGCGGTCCTCGCGCCGGGCGAGGCCGGTCAGCAGCCGCTCGTTGACGTAGGACTCCATCTGCGCGGCGTCCTGGAGGGTCTGCCGCGTGATCGGGATCCAGTGGGCGATGGTGACGACCGGCACGGTCTGCTGGGCGAAGCTCAGCCCCGACTCCGGCTTGACGCCGCCGGTGAGGCCGACGCCGGTCAGCGTCGTCGCCTCCGCCACCTCGGCCGCGTTGTCGACGAACGCCGTCTCTTGCATGAAGACGATGGCGTCGCTCGTGGTCCGCCCCGCCGACAGCACGTCGCGCATCACCAGCGGCCGCTCGAGGCCGCGCTGGACGCCGGGGATGACCGTCGGCGGGACCATCTCGGCCGGCAGCGTCCCGGTGTGGACCAGCGCCCGCTGGCCGTCCGCCCCGCCGGCGGCCCGCGGCTCGGCCGGCTCGGCCGGCACCCGCCCGCCGTAGCCGTAGGGCGCGATCAGGCCGTCGAACGCCACCGGGTCGGAGCGCCCCTTGCTGTCGCGGAGCGCCCCGCGGTAGGCGTCGCTCTCGACGAAGCGGCGACCGGGCGACCGCCGGTCCGGCCCCTGACCGCCCTCCGGCTGGGCCGCCGGGTCGGCGCCCTCGGCCGGCACCAGGCCGCCCCGGCGGCCGGACGGCTGGCGGTCAGGGGCCGGACCGGCCAGGCCGAGCACGCGGTCGATCTGGCCCTGCCGCTCGGCCCGCTGGCCGAGCTCGTTCACCTCGGGCAGGATGGCGTCGATCCGCGCCTCCTGCTCGGCGCTGCGCTGGGCGAGGCCGTTCAGCTCGCCCAGCTCCCGCAGCAGCGCCTCCATCCGCTGCCGCATCTCCTCCGCGGTCATCGCCCACCCCCCAGCATCCCGTACCGCGCCAGCACGGCGTCGGCGTCGATCCGTCTGGTCCGCCCCGCGGCGGACGCGGCGGGCCGTGCGGTGGCGGCGGTGGGTGGGGCGGACCCCGGCCCGGCCTGCCAGGCGGCGACCAGTTGCGACAGGGCGTCTTTGTGCCGCTCCGGCAGGCGGCCGTCGCGGACCAGCGGCAGCAGCTCGCGCAGCGCCGCCAGGTGGCGGGCGGCGCGGCCGTCCTCGATCAGGGCCGCCTCGTTGCTCTCGAACGTGACGAGGGAGAACTCCCAGAGGGCGACTTCCTCGAAGCCCCAGGCCAGCGTCGGGTCGGACTTGATCCAGGCCGGGGCGAAGTCGAGGATCAGCGGGTCGTCCTCCGTGGCCGGCCGGCCGCGCACCTCGCGGAAGCCGACCGAGAGGCCGTCGAGGGTGCCGTTCTCGACCAGCGCGGCGGCCTCCAGGCCGTAGCGGGTGGTCAGCAGGGTGTGGGCTTCGGCGCGGAGGCCGGTGCCGTCCTGCTCGAGCACGGTCGGGTGGCCGATGGGGTGGTAGGGGTCGTGCTGCCAGAGCACCTTGACCTTGGGCCGGGGCGCCGCCGGCCCCCGCTCCTGCAAGGTCTTGGTCCAGCAGCCGGGGACGAAGAAGGTGCCGTAGGAATCGACGTGCCAGAAGGTGGAGGGGTAGCCGGAGAATTCGAAGCGGTCGCCGTCGCCGCTGGTGGCGCGGGCGAAGGGGGCGAGGTCGGTCTCGCGGTACTCGACGCCGCGCCCGTCCCGCCGGCGCGGCAGCGGCCCGTCGACCCCGTTGCGCTGACCACGCTCGTCCTCGTCCAACGCCGCCCCCACGCCGATCGCCGGCGCGGTGGCCGGTCGGCTCGGGAGTCCGGGTCGGGTGGGGCCGGACCGTCGTTCGGGGGCGGGAAAGACTACGGCGCTATGTTAGCACACTCGGGGCTAGGATTCAGCGCCTCGGCGGCGGCGGCGTGCTCCGCCTCCAGCCGCTCAACCCGCTCCGGGTCGACGATCTCGCCCAGGGCGTCGAACCAGGCCACCGCCTCGGCGCCGCCCCCGAGGTCGAAGACGACGCGGACGGGGGGCAGGCGCCAGGCGTCGGGGACGACGGTCATGGCGTGCCGTCCCAGGCGACGACGCCTTCGCGCAACTCGACGACCGCACCGGGGTGCCAGTCGATCACGCCGTCGCGGACCAAGGGACGCGACATCCGGACCAGGCCGCGTCTCGGTTCCGGAACGCCGAACTCGGCAACCCGGACGTAGGCAAAGACGCCCCAGTGCTCTAGGCGATCCTCGACCGACTCCACGATCAGCTTGATCGGCATCGCCGTCATCCGCCCCACTCCCCCAGCTCGCGCAGCCGCTCCACCACGTAGCGCTCCTTCTCCACCAGCTCGGCGAAGACGCGCTCGCCCGCCACCGAGTTGCAGCGATTGCAGCAGGCGACGAGGTTGTGCGGGTCGTGGGTGCCGCCCTGGCTCCACGGGTAGACGTGGTCGATCCCCAGCGCCGGGGCGCCGCAGTAGTGGCACTGGTAGCCGTCCCGCGCCAAGACCAGGCGGCGGACGGCGGCCGGGATCGCGCGGCCGGGGTCGTCGGGCGAGCGCGGCACGGCCATCAGCTCGGCCCCCGGCCCGCGTAGACGTTGATCCTGCCGCTGCGCGAGCCGGTCCTCTCCGCGCTGCCGTGCCGCGCCGCCCGCTCGACCGCCGCCGCGTCGGGCGGACGGTCGCACTGCCAACGCACCAGCCAGTCTTGCTCGGCCGGGATCGCCGTTGCCTCCACCACGAACCGCCGGCCCTCGATCTCCAGCGTCCACGACCAGATGCGCGTCGGCGCCATCGTGCCCCCACTCCCCACGGATCGCTCCTACGCCGGCCCCACCTTCACCGGCGTCGTCGTCAGGCTCCCGTTCGGGTGCTCGGCGTCGAGGTGGATCGCCACCCGGTCGAGGTCCACGACCAGCCCGTTGCGGCCGGCGCAGGTCAGCCCGTCGCTGCCGGGGTCGGTGGCGTGCTCCGGGTTGTCGTGCAGCCGCGCCGCCAGCACGTTCCCCGCCTCCCGGTAGGCGGCGACGCTGGCCCGGTTCCAGCCGTAGACCGCCTCGTTCTCGGCCACCTGCCGCGCCCGCGCCCCGTTGGCCCAGCCGGCGAACAGCTCGTCGAGCCGCTGGGACGTGGCCGCCGCGTCCAGCCCCTCGGCCGCCGCCCGGTCGATCACCCGCCAGACCGCCCGCTCCGTCGTCCGGTGGATCATCTCGGCGCGGCGGTCGGCCAGGCGCAGCAGGGCGCGGGCGGTGGGGTCGTCGGGGTCGAACACGAGGTCGCGGCCGAGCTGCGAGCCGGCCACCTGGTAGGCGCCGCGCGAGAGCTTCAGCCAGTAGAAGTAGAGCCGCTCGCCCGTCTTCTGCCGCTCGCCGAACCAATCGATGTCGAGGATGGCGCGGGCCTCCCACTCCTCAACGCGCGAGCCGTCTTCCCGCCGGCCGAACAGCTCCGGTCCGTTGCGCGCGAAGGCGCTCGATATCCGCTCCCCCTGCTCGCGGAAGAAGGCGGCGAAGATGCCCCCCCCCTGCTTGGCGATCAGCCCGCGGGCGGCGCGGTTGGTGGCGGCGTCGCGCCGTTCGAGGGCGTCGGGCGAGCCGATCACGCGGACGCTGTCCTTCGGCGCGAGGCTGCTCGTGATCACCGGTATGCCGAAGACGGTCCGCTCGCCCTCGTCGCCCGGTGCTTCGCCGTCCCCCGGCTCCTCGCCCTCACCCTTGTCCTCGTCCTCCGGCTCCGGGTCGGGTTCCGGCTCGGCGGCGCCCTTGTCGGCCAGCCGCGGCAGATCCTCCGGCTTGACCAGGGTCGCCGCGAAGTCGAGCCGCAGCACCTCGCCGGCCGGGCCGAAGCCGTCCTCGCCCAGCTCGGCCTGCGCCTGGTTGAGCGTGCCGAGGCCGGAGGTCCAGATCAGCGCCGCCCGCCGCGCCGCCGACTCGCGGTCCTCGCGCAGGGCCGGGATGCGGCTCGTGTCGAACTCCAGCTCGTACCGCTCGGCGTTGGGCGCCTCGGCCAGGAGGGTCGTGGTGAAGGCGCCGTCGATCTGGTCCCAGATGTGGCTGACCGTGTCCTCGTAGAAGAACCGCTTGAGGTCGCCGGTGTTGGACCAGGGGGAGTTCTCGAGGCCGATCGGGAGGCCGATCAGGACCGGCGGCACGCCGAAGGCGGCGCAGATCGCGGCGTCGGTCAGGCGCCGCAGCTCGGGGTAGGCCATCTCGTCGAGGTCCATCCCGATCTGCTTGACGTCCATCCCCGAGTGGAGCAGGGCGGGGTTGATCCAGTTGCCGACGCCGCCGTACGCCTGCGCCCACCGCTCCTTGATCTCGTCCGCCTTGGCCTGCGACTCGATCGGCCGTTCGGAGACGAGGGCGTGGCGGGGCATCCCGCCGTGGTCGAGGAAGAGCTTGAGGAAGTCGGTGGCGGCGTTGTCGATCCCGATCTGGCGGAGGGCGACGGTCAGCGGCGACAGGCCGGGGGCGGCGCCGGTCAGGTCGGCCAGGCCCGGCACGACCACCACGTCCTCGCCGGGGAGGGCGACCTCGGGGCGGCCCGGCACCTTGTAGACCCAGTCGGAGGGGCCGTTGTCGCGCTTGACCTCCCGCAGCCAGTCGGGCCGCAGGTGCCACAGCTCGACCGGGCGGCGGCCGAAGCGGGGGGAGGAGCGGACCACCTCGATCGCGGCGAAGCCGCAGACGTCGGCGTAGAGCGAGGTGAGGAGGTGGAAGCGGGCCTCCGAGGTCTGGGGGTTGGGGCGGGCGACCAGGCGGCGCAGCTCGTGGTCCGGCTGCTCCACCGGGTCGCCGTCGGGGCGGCGGTAGACGCGCAGCCGCGCCTGGGAGACGGCCTTGGCGCGGGCCATGACGCAGGCGAAGACGACGACGGAGCGGGCGTACTCGCGGTACCGCTCGTCGAAGCCGGCGCGGGGCCAGACCGGGCGACCGACCTCCCACGAGGCGGCGAGGGCGGCGTGGGCCGCGCGGAGGGCGAGCGGGTCGCCGAAGCCGCCGCGGCCGAGGGGGGCCGGGTGGAAGAAGGCGCGGGACGCCCTGCCCAAGAGCTCGGTGATCCCCACGCCGCAGCCCTCCCTACCCCGCCAGCGCCAGGACGCCGACGACCACCACGCAAGCCGCGTAGCGGCCGAGCATGGACCAACCGACCGCCCCGGTCCGCGTCACCACACCCCCGGCTCCGGCCGCGACGCGAAGGCGAGCATCACCGCCTCCGCCCGGTCCGGCGACCTGACGCCCCGCTTCCGGGCCGCCTCCTTCGACTCGATCACGACCTGGCCGCGGGCGTTGTGGGAGTAGCGGATGCCGGCCAACTGCGAGACCGCCAGGTCGTCGGCCAGCCCCGCGACCCCGCCCGCCTCGAACCGCTGCCGCAGCCCCCAGTAGAGCTCGGCCTTGAGGTTGGCGTACTTCTCCGGGTCGTCGGGCCGCTCGCCGACGTTGACCTCCCGCACCTCGAAGCCGGCCTCCCGCAGCCGGTGGGCCAGGTGGTAGCCGATGCCGATGCTGTCCACGTTGACGGTCAGCCCCTCCGCCCGGTAGGGCCGCAGCCGCGCCACCAGCGGGCCGAGCGGGTCCGGCAGCGACCAGGCCGCGATCTCGGCGATCGCCGGCCCCCGCCGCAGGCAGAGCACCGTCTCGTCCTCGCCCGGCCCGGCGACGTCCACCCCCGCCACCCACGGCCGGGCCGGGTCGGGCGCGGCGGGCGCCGCCGCCGCTTCCAACCAGGCGAGGGAGATCAGGGCGTCCTCCGACTGCTCGGGGAACCGGCCGCGGACGCGGGACTGCCAGAGCGGCGACGCCTCGCCCCACTCGTGCAGCTTCTCCCACACCCAGCGCCGGTCGACGAGGTAGGGCCGGGGGGCGTGGCCGAGGCGCGGGTCGTCGGCCCCGTCCGGGTAGGGGATCGAGCGCAACTCGTCGAGGGAGGTGCCGGCCAGGTTCGGCGTGCCGAAGGCGTCGATGGTGAACGTCTGCCAGGCCGAGCGGTCGCGGCCGAAGGCGTCGTAGAAGGGGCCGGAGGCGATGGTCGGGTTGCCCAGCAGCAGCATCCGCACGTCGCCGCCGGCCCGGATCCCCTCGATGGCCTCGAAGATGTCGGGGCGGACGCCCGGCGCCTCGTCCAGCACCAGCAGCACCGTGCCGTGGAAGCCCTGGAAGCGGACGCCCTGGTCGGTCGAGAGCCCCATTGCGTAGGCGTCCGGCGCCAGCCGCCACTCGACCGCGTTGAGCCGGCCGCCGAGCGGGACGCGCGACCCGCCGTGCGCCTTGTGGATCTCGCCCCACAGCAGCTTCTCCACCTGCGGCCAGGTCGGCGCCGTCGTGATCGCGATGCCCCGCACCGCCGCCACCCACCAGAGCACGATCTCGGCGGCGGTGAAGGTCTTGGCCGAGGCGTGGCAGGCTTTCACGGCGACGCGGGCGCGGGGCCGGGCGACGGCCGCCATGATCCGCTCCGGCACCGGCCACGGGTCGTGGCCCAAGACGTGGCGCGCGAACCACCACGGCTCAGCCCTCGCCCGGTCGAGGATCGCCCGCGCCTGGCTCGGGCTCGGCCGCGGCGAGCGCGTGGAGATCGGCAAAACTCACCTCTCCCCGGAGGTCGATCTTGTCGGTGAAGAGGGCGTGCGCCTTGCCGAGCAACTCCAGTGCCTTCACCTTGTCGGCGCCGCGGATCGGGAACTCCACCCCGAAGGCGTTGCCCTCCTCGCCGTAGAGCCTGATCGCCCGCTCGGCCGGGTCGCACATCGCCACGTCCCGCAGCTCCGCCAGCACCTCGTCCGCCGAGAGGCGGAGCGCGGCGAGGCGTTCGTCGATGCGGGCGCGGACCTGAGCATTCTTGAGCAGGCGGTGCGCCTCCTCGCTCGGGCAGGCGTAGCCGGCGCGGCGGGCGGCCTCGGTGCCGTTGAAGCGGCAGGCGAGGTAGTGCTCGACGAACGCCTTGCGGCGGTCGTTCTCCTGCCCCTTGCGCGACTTCGGCTTGCCCTCGGCCACCGCCCGCCCCTATCCGTGGCGCTATTGTAGCGCGTCCGGGGCGCGATTTGTGGGACGCGTGCCTACGGCACGCCGCCGAGCGACTCGTCCCAGCCGCAGAGGTCGCACTCGAGCCACCAGAACCACGTCTCCGGCAAGGCCGACTTGGAGTCGTCGTCGGGGTACTCCCACCCCCACAGCCCGACCTCGGCCAAGGCGCCGCGGCACCGCCGAGGGCCGTCGCCGTCGTCGCGCAGAGCGGGGCAGCGATCGCCGGGCATCAGGCGGCCAGGATCGCCAACGTCTCCGGGTTGGGCGGCGCCCGCTCGCCCCGCAGCGTCGGCACGATCTCCGCGTCCCAGTGCTTGGGCATCCACAGGCGGACCTCCTGGCCGGCGGCGTGCAGCCGCCGCAGCGTCTCCCGTTGGCCGGCGGTGGGTTTGCCGCCGTCGCGCTTGAGCTCGGCGTAGATCGAACGGCCCCCGGTGCCGATCAGGAGGTCGGGCCAGTCGGCGAGGGCGGCGAGGGCGGCGCGGACGGAGGGGGAGGCGGGGAGGCGGCGCAGCTCGCGGTAGGCGGCGTCGGGCACGGCGAAGAGGAGGCGCCAGCCGTGGTAGGGGAGGGCCTCCAAGAGCAGGGCGCGGAACTGTGCCTCCGTGACCGTTGCGCGGTAGAGCGCGGCGGGGGCGGCGAAGGGGGGGTGGGCGATCACGATCCCGCCTCCCGCAGCCCCGCCGCCTCCCACGCCTGCCGGTTGCGCTCGCGCAGCTTGGCGAGGCAGGTCGGGCGCGGGATCGTCGGCGACCCGTCGTCCGCCGGCTCCGGCGGCTTCGGCGGGCGGCGGGCCAGGAGCGACCGCACCGCGCGCTCGACCCGCGCCTGCTCGGCCCGCGCCGCCCGGTCGCGGCGCTCCATCTCCTCGACCTGCTCGATGCTCACGCCGCCACCTCCCGCCGGGCTCGCTCGTAGGCCGCCGCCAGTTCGCGGAACCGCTCCGGGTCGCCGCCGGCGTCGGGGTGCGCCGCCTTCGCGAGCCGGCGGTAGGCGCGGTCGACCTCCTCGGCGGTCGGCTCGCCGCCGAGGCCGAGGGTCTCGCGCCAGTCCGGGCTACCGCCGGCGGGGAGGGCGGCGAAGCCGGCGAAGGCGGCGGCGGCCGAGCCGGCGGCGCCCCAGCGGTCGATGCCGCGGATCGCCGCCACCATCAGGCCGACCGCCCGCAGGTTGTCGCGGATGTCGAGCCAGCGGTCGCAGGTGAAGCAGAGGCGGCGGCCCCCGAGTCCGAACCAGACGGCGACGCCGGGGTCGGCGCCCTTGGGGCGGGCGGCGAACGGGCTCGGCTCCCGCCAGGCGGCGGGGTCGTGGGTGACCGCCACCCCCTCGGCGCCGAGGCGGCGCAGCTCGTCCAGGAGGTCGGCGTGGGCGGCGGCGAGCGGGACGCCGAAGCGGCCGAGGGCGCGCCCCTCGGGCGGGGTGCGGGGCCGATCGAGCGGCCAGTCGAGGCGCTGCTTGGCGCGTGCCATGCGGTCACTCCTCCGTCAGGCGAGCGTAGAGACGGCCGGCGCAGAGGGAGAGGACGCGGAAGGGGGCGGGTAGAGCCACATCAGGCACCGCCCCCCTCCCCGCCGTCCATCGACCAGCCGGCGTCCGCCGCCGGCGCCGCCAGCGCCATCTCCTGCGGCTCGGCCGCCTCGCCCGCCGCCGCGATCCGCAGGTTCTTCACCGCCTGCCGGTAGTAGCTGGCCTTCAGCTCGATCCCGAGCCCGAACCGCCCGGCCCGCACCGCGCCGTACACCTCCGAGCCGACCCCCATGAACGGGGAGAGCACGACCTCGCCGGGGTTGGACCAGAGGACCAGGGCGCGGTCGATCACGTCGAGCTGGAGGGGGTGGACGTGCTCCTCGTCCGCCTCGTCGCCGGCGCCGCGGAAGGGGAGCACCCGGTCGAGCCGGACGTCGTCCCAGAAGGCCGAGGCGTACTGCCGCCAGATCCAGTGCGAAAACCTGTTCTCGGTCTGCTTGCCCTTCCAGCCGCGCCAGGGGAGCAGCTCGGCCGGGGGTTTGCGCTCGCCGGCGTACTCGGTCAGGCCGACCGGGTGGGCGATCGGGACCGGGTTGTCGCCCCGGTTGCGGAAGATGAGGAGGTAGTCGGCGACGGCCATCGAGCAGCGGGACGAGTCGGACACGACCGTCTCGTGGAAGAGGCCCTTGGTCAAGGTCCGGTTGCGGACCGTGAGCGGCTCTTTCCAGATGCAGTAGCGGGCGACGTAGCGGAAGCCGTGGCGCTCGTGGCAGCGGATCAGGTCGCCGGGGAAGTCGATCAGGGCGTCGTTGCCGGTGTTGCCGGTCGGCACGTCCATGCAGTGCACGGCCGCCATCCGGCCGGGGAGGGTGACGCGGGCGAGTTGCTCGACCACGTAGCTATAGTGCTCGAAGAATCCCGCGTAGCTGTCGTTGTTGGAGAGGTCCCGCTCGTCCGACGAGTAGACGAACAAGCCGCCGTGGGAGCGGGCGAAGGGCGGGGAGAAAACCGCGAAGTGGACCGACTCGGCCGGCATCCCGCTCATCACTTCGATGCAATCCGCGTTGTAGGCGGCGTACCGCTCCGTGATCTCCTGGTCGTGGACTGGCACTAGGCGGCCCTCCCTTCGGCGCGATCCGATCCGAGCCAGGCGGGGATCGCGGCCGACAGCGCCGGCGCGCCTCGGCCGGCGACGGCCTCCCCCCCGTGCACGTGGGCGATCAGGCGCGAAAACATCCGGTCGTACTGTTCCTGCTTGCGGGCCAGCACGGCGCGGACGCCGGCCTCGCCCTCGGTCGCCACCACGTCGACCACGACCCCGCGCGCCTGGCCGTAGCGCCAGCAGCGGCGGACCGCCTGGTAGTGCTGCTCGAAGCTCCAGTCGGGGAAGACGACGGCGTGGGCGCAGTGCTGGAGGTTGAGCCCCCAGGCCCCGATCGTGGGCTTGGTGACGAGGACGCGGGCCTCGCCCGCGAGGAAGGCGCCGAGCTTCTCCTCCTTGGCCGCGTCGCCGTCGCGGCCGGCGATCTGCACCGCGCCGGGGATCAGCGCCTCGAGCAGGTCGCCCTCGGCGTTGAGCTGGCACCAGGCGATGGCCGGCCGGCCGGTGTCGGCCACCAGCGCGGCGGCGGCCTCGCACCGCTCGCGCAGCAGCCGCCGCCGCTCCCGGCGGACGGCGAACATGCCGGACGCCGCCGGGTTGAAGAGCATGCCGGGCGGCGGCGGGCCGGCGACGACGTGCTCGCGGTAGGTCAGCGGCGGCAGGGCGAAGCCGTCGTCGGGGTAGCCGAGGTCGGACGGGCGGCGGCAGGCGATCGCCCACGAGGCGACCCACCGCCAGAAGGGCTCCTCGGCGTGGCCCTTGAACCGCCACCGCGCGCCCTGGCCGTAGACGCGTTGGGTCTCGCTGTTGTTCTGGTCGTTTTTGAAGAAGCGGTCGAGCATGTCCATGAAGCCGAGGCCGCCGAGGGCCTCGCTGCTCGTGCCCAGCTCCACCCAATCGTTCGGCGCCGGCGTCGCCGTGGCGAGCAGGCGGTAGGGCAGCTTGCGGGCGAAGGCCGTCACCTCGGCCCGGGTGATGGCCTTGAAGTCCTTGAGGACGCTCGACTCGTCGCACACCAGGCCGGCGAAGTCGCCGGGGTCGAACCGGTGCAGCCGCCCGTAGTTGGCGACGACGATGGGGGCGTCGGGCAGCCGCCCGTCGGCCGAGCGGGCGGCGTCGATCCCGAACTTCGCGGCCTCGGCCACGACCTGCGGCGCCACCAGGAGCGGCGTCAGGAGCAGGACGCGGCGGCCGGTGCGGCGGGCGACCTGCTCGGCCCAGGCGAGCTCGACCAGCGTCTTGCCGAGGCCGGTGTCGGCGAAGACGGCGCCCCGGCCCTGGCGCAGCGCCCACGCGGCGAGGTGGCGTTGGAACGGGTAGAGCGCCTCGGGCAGGGCGTCCGGCTCGAAGCCGCCGCCGGCGGCGAGGTGGCGCTTGCGGTCGAGGAAGTCGGCGTAGGCCGTCATCGGGGGCGCCCCGGCCGGAGTCGCTCGATCCGCAGCAGCCAGTGCTCGCCGCCGATCGCGGCGAGGTCGGTGAACGGGTCGAACCGGATCGGGTCGTAGACGAGCAGCGTCGCCCAGCCCCAATCGCCGTCCGCCGCCAACTCGTCCGCCCCCGGCAGCGCCTCGGGCGGCGCCCCGACCTGCGCCGCGAGGGCGTCGAGCGGCCCCCAGTCGTGGGTCGATCGCCGGAGGTCGGCCAGCTCCTCGGCGTCCAATTCGTCGCCGGCGACCAGCTCGTACTCGCCGCAGAGGGAGCCGACGACCTCCACCGGCCGCGCCCGCGCCACCCGCATCCGGGCCGGGTCGATCTGGCCGGGCTCGACCCCGGCCTCGGCCGGCGCCGTCTCCCCGAACACGGCCCGCGCCGCCGGCCGGGCCCGCCGTCTCTCCGTCGCCACCACGGCGCCCTCCCTACAGCATCGGCATGACGAGCCAGCGGTCCGGCCCGCCGCCCGCCTCGCGCAGGACCACCGCCCCCCGCGGGCCGGCGACCGAGATCTCGACCTCGTCCCCCTCCATCGCCGCCAGCGCGTCGCGCAGGTAGTCGGCGCCGAGCTTGATCTCGACCGCCTCCCCCTCGACCGAGCCGGCGACGCGGCGCTCGGCCTCGCCCCGGTCGGCGTCCTTGGCGGCGACGGCGCAGCCCCCCGGCCCCAGGCCGAGGCGCACGATCGCGCCGCCGTGGCCGTGGTCGGCGCGGCTGGCGCCGGCGAACCAGGCGGCGGCCTCGACCGCCCGCCGCAGCCCCTCGCGGTCGAGCAGGGCCGCGTGGCTCTGCTCGGGCCGGTCGGCCAGGACCTGCCAGACGTCGGGGGGCGCGCCCCCGACCAGGCGGCACGACCAGGACCAGCCGTCGGCGGCGACCCAGGCGCCGTCCCCGTCCGTCGCCAGGCGGACCGTCCCCGCCTCGCCGCAGCCGGCGAGGAGCCGCGCCAGCGCCCGCGCCGGCCCGCCCGGCAGCACCGCCGGCAGGGCGAGGGCCGACCAGTCGCCGGCCCCGACCGCGGCCAGGGCCAGGCGGTAGCCGTCGGCGGCGGCGACCCACAGCCGGCCGTCCCGCTCCTGCAGCCAGAGCCCGGCCAGCACCGGCCGCGACGCGCGCGGCCCGTCCGGCTCGGCGCTCTTCTCGGCCCGCACGATCGCCCGCCGCAGGGCGGCGGCGGCGACGGCGACCCCCCCGCCCGGCGGCGGCGGCGGGTCGGGCAGGGCCAGCCCCGGCGCCATCCGCAGCGTCGCCCGCGCCCCCTCCGCCTCGACCGCCAGCGCGTCGCCGCCGGCGGCGAAGGCGGCGCCGCCGGTCAGGCCCCGCAGCAGGCCGGCGAGGATGTCGTGGGAGACGACCAGCGACCCCGCCGCCGCCACCTCGGCCGCGACCTCGGCGGTGATCGTCTGCCGCCCGTCGTCGCCGTGGAGGCGGACCGTGCCCGCCCCGGCGTCGGCCAGGACGCCGGCGACCGGGCCGAGCAGGGGCGACTTGGCGGCGGCGGCGATCCGGTCCAGCGCCGCCGCGAACTCCACGGCGCCGCACGACCAGGCGGCGCCCCCCTCCGCGCTAGCCACCGAGCACCTCCCCGCACCGCTCGCCGCCGGCCCGCCGGCACCGCCGCGCCGCCAGCCGCTCGGCCGCCACCAGCCGCGCCGCCAGGCTCAGCGCCCCGTGCGGCGGGTGCCCCGTGCACCGGCGGCGGAAGCCCCGCCGCTCGCCGGCGGCGACCCAGGCCCGATCCAACGCTCCCCGTCGCATGGCTCGATCTCCTCCAACAGCCGCCGCTCGGCGGCCAACCCCAGCTCGACCACCCCGAGCCCGTCGTAGACGTCGGTGTCGATCTCCGCCGTGATCTCCCCCTCCTCGGTCCGGCCGACCCGCACCCAGGCGACGTAGCCGGGCGGCAGGTCGGCCACCGACAGCAGCAGCAGCGCCCGCCCGCTCACGGCGACCGCCGCCGGTCCGGCCCGCCGACCACGACCCACGCCGCGTCCTCGACCAGCCGCGAGACGGTCCGCTCGCCGACCGTGGCGGCCAGGTCGGCCGGCGTCCGGTTGGTCGTGACGATCGTCGGCCGGCCCGCCTCGTAGCGGGCGTTGACGACCCGGTAGAGCTGCTGCGCCGTGTACTCGCTCGGCTTCTCGGCCCCGAGGTCGTCGAGGCAGAGGACCGCCGTGTGCTGGGCGAGGCGCATCGCGGCGTCGCCGGGTTTCGGCCGGCTCGGGTCGGAGGCGGGGCGCAGCAGGTCGAGCAGATCGGGCACGACGAAGAAGCGGACGGCGACGCCGTTGGCGTGCAGCACGCGCAGCGCGGCGACGGCGAGGCCGGTCTTGCCGGTGCCGACCGGGCCGGCCAGGACCAGCGAGCGGCCGGTCCGCTCCGGCGCGCCGGTGAGCCAGGCGGCGACCTCGGCGGCGGCCCCGCGGTTCGGCGCCGTGTCGAGCCGGTAGCCGCGGAAGCGGGCCGGGATGCGCTCGGCCCAGCCGGCTTCGGCGGCGGCGGCCTCGGCCAGCGCCCGGCCGGCGGCGCAGTGGCAGGGTAGCCCCGTCTCCGGCATCCGGCCGGCGTCGCCGCAGCCGGCGCAGGCGACCGCCTCCGGCCAGCCGTGCTCGGCGCAGCGGTCCCGCTTGCGGGCGCGGCGCCTGGCGTCGATCTCGGCCAGGAGCTCGGGCCTGGCCACCCCGCGGATCGGGATCATGCGCGCTTCGCCCCCTTCCAGCCGGCCATCACGGCCTCGGCGTCGTCCCAGTCCACCTCGCTCGCCGACGGCGGCGGGCGGGTGCCGTTGGCCGCGGCCGGCGCCGCCGGCCGCCACGGCTCCACCTCGTCCTCCCAGTTGCGGTCCCGCAGCCAGCGGTGCGGCGCCTTGACCATCCCTTGCTGCCAGAGCCGCCCCCGCTTCTGCCGCTCGATGGCGGCCTTGATCTCCCGCATCAGCGCCGGGTCGGGGTCGAGCCGCCTCCAGGCGTCGACGGCTGGCTTGCGGTCGCGGCTCCACGGCCCCGGTCCCCAGAAGTACTCGACGAAACCGGGTGGGTCGGGCGATCGCTTGCGCGGCGCGGCAGCGCCGCCGTTCGTTCTGCTCTGCTCTGTCTCTGGATCTGACTCTGTCTCTGTATCTCTAACGTTTCCTCCGTCGTTGCCCGAAACGTTGCAGGAAACGTTTCTGGCCGTTTCCCGCGGAGCGTCGCCCGGTTGCGTCTTCTGCCGGAACCGCCTCACCCGCTCGGTGGAGGAGTCGGAGGCGAACTGCCGGCCGTCCCAGTTGTGCGGGACGTAGGTGCCGCCCTCGCGCTCGACCAGCCCTCGGCCGGCCAGCTCCTCGAGCACCCAGGACGCCTCGGCCTCCGTCGTCCGCAGCGCGAAGGCGACGTTCGGCAGCGGCGGCAGGCGGCCGCGCGGCGTGCCGCGGTTGGCGAGGCAGAGCAGGTTGACCCACGCCCGGAACAACTCCGGCGGCAGCCGCTGGATCTTGGGGTCGTCGAGCGCCTCGTCCCAGAAGCGCCACCACGGCAGCCGGCTCACCGGCCACGGCGCCGGGACGCCCCCGCCGCCGGGCAGGTCTTGGCATGCGGCACGTAGCGGTCGAACCGCTTCGGCGCCTGCCCGGCGCGGGCGAACACGATCGCCACGCCCGAGGCGTCGATCACCACGTTGCCGCCCGGCACCGGGTCGGGGTCGAGCGGCATCGGCCGCCCGTGCTCGGTCTCCACCCACAAGAGCGGGTTGCCGCAGCCGCGGCACTCCCCGCGGTTGCCTCCCCTCACGCCGCCCCCCCCAGGTCCTCGACGCGGAACGGGCTCCGGCTGTTGGCGAAGTAGTCGACGAGGTACCAGCGCTCGCCGCCCGACTCCACGATCCTGACCACCCAACCGACCGCGCCACAGCGCAGCGAATCCGGACACCCCTTCGTGATCCTGACCCGATCGCCGACCTGCGGTCGCCAGCCGGAACCGCTGCGATTCGCTCCGCCCATCACGCCGCTCCCTCCGCCTCCAACTCGGCCAGCGCGGCGTCGATCCCGGCCCGCGCCGCCCGCAGCAGGACCGGCAGCGGCACGCCGCCGATCGCCGACGCCGGCCGCTCTGCCGCCGGCCCGCCGCCGAGCAACCGCTCGACCCCGGCCCGGTCGATGCTCCACCGCGACCCGATCCGCACCGCCGGCAGCTCGCCCGCCCGGCACAGCCGCAGCACGGTCGAGGTGTCCTTGCCCAGCTCCCGCGCCGCCTCCGTCGGCGTCATCCGGCCGGCGGCGGTCACGACTCGGCCTCGTCGTCGGCCACCGGCCGCAGCGCGTCGGGCGGGTAGGGCGCGTTGACGGTCCCGATCCTGCTGCCGCTCGACTCGTCCCACTCGACCCGGATCAGCGCGAGGCGGGGTATGAACGATGTGACGACGCCGGGCGCCGCCGGCTCCACGCCGGCCGGTACCCGGTATGGCTCGACGACGGCGACGCGATCCCCGATCTTCACGGCCGCATCCCCCGCAGCAGGTCGGCCCGCGCCTCCCAGTCGGCGCCGGCGAGCGCCTCCATCCCGGCCCGGATCGCCCGCTCCAGGTGGCGCGAGCGCTCCTGGCTCTGCCGCCGGCCGGCCGAGCCGGGCGAGCAGCCGATCCCGTAGAAGGCGTCGATCCGCTCCTTGAGCGACCGCGGCATCGACACCCCGACCCCGACCCGCTCGTCGCGGTCGGCGGCCCCTGGCCCCTCCATGCGTCCCCCCCTCGGCGGCGGCACGCTCAACTGTTGAGCGTCGTAGGCGCGAGTCTAGCACGATAGGGGTTGACCTTGCAAGCCCCCGACGCTAGGGTTATGATCGGCCCACGGGGGCGGGCGCGGCGCGGGCCGCGCCGGCGCGCCCGAGGAGGAGCGAGATGGACCAGGAGGAGGCCGCCGGGCACGAGGACCGCCCCGCCGAGGAGGCCCACGGCGTCCGCCTCGGCCAGTGGGTCGTCGCCCGCCGGCGCGAGCTGGGGATCACCCAGGAGCAACTGATCGCCCGCATGGACTGGCGGGTCGACCGCAACTTCGTCATCAACCTGGAGAACGGGCGCCGCAAGCGGGTGCCGGGGCAGCCCTACCTCGGCCTCCTGGCGGAGGCCCTCGGCACGACCGAGCACGAGCTGCTGCGGCAGGCCGGGATGCTGCGCGGGGCGCCCGACGCCGAGGAGCGGCGGCGGGGGCGCGGCCGGACGGCGGGCGAGGTCCGGCTGGCCGAGGCGCTGGCCGGCGCCGCCGACGACGAGCTGGAGGCGCTGGCCGGGGTGGTCCTCGGCTGGCGCGACTCGCTGCGCAAGGCCGCCCGCCGCCGGGGCGGCGGCGGCGGCGGCGCCGCGCGGCTGGTCGCGCCGGCCCGCCCAGCCCTGCTGCGGGCCGGCGCCTGACGGCCTAGCGGGGCGGCAGCGCCGCCAGCCCCGCCGCCAGCCGGGCGAGGGCCTCGGCGAAGCCGACCCCCGGCCCCGCCACCAGCCGCAGCTCGCGGCCGGCGAGCGGCCGGCCGTCGCCGCCGAGCGAGGCGAGCACCAGTTCGACGCCGCCCCCCTCGACCACCAGCTCCAGCCGGGTCGCCCCCCTCGCCAGCGGCACCCCGTCCGCCTCCACCTCGCCCAGGCCCACCACCAGGTAGCGGAGCGACGGCCCGCCCGCCGCCCCGGCCGCCACGCCGTCGATCACCGCCGATGCCGCGGGGTCCATCTCGCCTCCTCGTCCCGGTCCCAGCGCCGGCCGCGCACACCGGCCGGCGCCCGCGAACTGTATCGTGCGCGACCGCGATCGCGAAGGGGCCGGTCGGGCTAGCCCGCCCCCGCGCGCGGCCCGCCGGCGGCGCGGCCGGTGTGCGCAGCCGCCGGCGCACCCAGGGCCGGCGTTGCTCGCCGTTCGTCCGGGGGACGGGGTAGATCATACGTTCTAGTCGGGGAGGGGTCAAGCGGTGCGCGGTTCGATCGAGCGGCGCCGGAGCCGGGACGGCAAGCGGGTCGCCTACCGGGTGCGGTGGGAGACGCGGGGGCCGGGGGGCGAGCGCCGCCAGCACTCGGAGACGGCGCCGACCAAGGACGAGGCCGAGTCGCTGCTGGCGCAGAAGGTGGCCGGCAGGGCCCCCTCGGCCGGCCGGATGACGGTCGGGCAGTGGATGGACCGCTGGCTCGAGGCCGCCGCCGCCGGGGTCGAGCCGTCCACCGCCGCCGGCTACCGGGTGGCGCTGGCGCGGCTGCGGCCCCGGCTCGGCGCGGTCCGGCTCGGCCGGCTGGGCGAGGACGACGTGGCGGCGGCCGCGGCGGCGCTGCTCGCCACCGGCTACAAGCCCGGCACCGTCCGCCGCTCCCACGCCGTGCTGTCGCAGTGCCTCGGCGCCGCCGTCAAGCGCCGCCTGGTGGCCCGCAACGCCGCCGCCGACGCCGGCCCGCCGAAGGCGGAGCGGGGCGCCGTCGCCCACTGGGACGGCGCCACCGCCGCCCGCTTCCTGCGCCACCGGGAGACCGCCGCCGACCCGCTGGCCCCGCTCTGGCGGTTCGCGCTCGACTCCGGCTGCCGCGTCTCGGAGTGCATCGCCCTGCGCTGGGCCGACCTCGATCTCGCCGGCGGCCGCGCCGCCGTCCGCCGGACGATGACCGACGGCGCCGCCGGCCCGGTCGCCGCCGACCGAACCAAGCGCGGCCGGGGGCGCTCGATCGACCTCTCGCCGGCGACCGTCGCCGCCCTCAAGGCCCACCGCCGGGACCAGACCGCCCGCCGCCTCGCCTCCCCCGTCGCCTGGGAGGGGGATCTCGTCTTCGACCGCGGCGACGGCGGGTTGCTGTCGCGCCAGCTCGTGGCCCGCCGCCTGGCCGCCGCCGCCCGCGCCGCCGGGGCGCCGCCGCTCTCCCCCCACGGCCTCCGCCACACCTGCGCCACCCTGCTGCTCGCCGCCGGCGTCCACCCCAAGGTCGTGCAGGAGCGGCTGGGGCACGCCTCGGTGGCCGTCACGCTCGACGTCTACTCGCACGCGGCGCCGGGGATGCAGGCGGCGGCGGCGGCCGAGTTGGGGCGGCTGTTGGGGTAG